TCCATATTGAATAGTGGTAGATTGGTTTTGAATGCAAAAACAAATAATATAATTCTTTCTTCTAATCAAGATGTTATATCTCTAGCAAATAAAGATACAATACTTGATACTGGTAATGATTTTGTTATAGGTGGAACACAAATCCACCTTCTATCAGATGCTGTAGAAGGACAAGCGACGCAGCACGTCGCGATTGCAGAAGCAGTAATTAAGGTATTTGACGAACTGTTTAAAGCACTTAAGACTCCGGCCGCTTATACTTCTATGGGCCCAGTCATTCCAACTGGACTTGCGCCCATGCTTGACAGAATAAAGTCTGAGTTTTTTGATAATATTGAAAGTGATTTGGTAAACATTGAAAAATAGAAGTATTGAAACTATTTATTAGTAAGCATGGAGGCAGTATGAAAATTAAAGATTTTAAAAAATTAGTGAAAGAGATAGTTGAACGAGAGATGGTTACTCAAAAAGAACAGATTCTTAAGGAGATTAAGGCTGAGCTTTTTGATATTATGGCTGTTCAAAAAACTCCTAATACGAAACAAAGTTCTAAAATTAATGAAGGGGCAGAACTTGCCAAGGCTAATCTTAGACAAATGTTCCAACAAAACCTTGGACCCGGACAAGATTCCTTTTTAAACACCTCTAACGTAGCGGTAACCCCCCAAGGCGGTATGCCACAGACGTTTGAGGGTAAGAGACTAACCGAAGACCACGAAGAGGTTCTAGACGCTATTAATAAGGATTATAGTTCGTTACTGAAGAAGATGGGAGTATAATGACATTAGGATTTACACTTCCTCTTAGACGAGCAGATGGTGGATATTTTCAAATGTCCAATGACTATATGACACAAATAAAAAGTAATTTTATTAATTTAGTTTCCACCATGAAGGGAGAGCGGCTGGGAAATTTAACATTTGGGTGTGATATTCATCGGGTTATTTTTGATTCTAATGATGATGATTTATATTCTGAAGCTAAAAGGACAGTAGAAGAAGCTGTTGCTGAGTGGATGCCTTATATTGAATTAGAAAATTTTGAAATAAATACCACCGATGATGACAAAGATAGATATACAGCAAAAATTTATATGAGTTATAGATTGACAGAAACCCCCGACTTAACAGATCAAGTTTTGATTCAAATTTGAGGATTATAAATGGCAATTAATCAAGTATCTGATGTTGTATTAGATAAACGAATTGATAAAAAACAAGTAAAATATTTGAATAAAGATTATTCGGATTTCAAGAAAAGTTTAGTTGAATTCACTAAATTTTACTTTGCAGACACATATCAAGATTTTAGTGATGCTTCCCCCGGAAGTATTTTTCTTGATTTATCGTCGTATATTGGAGATGTTCTTTCTTATTATACAGATCATTCTTATAAGGAGAGCCTATTAGCACACGCTGAAGAAAAGGAAAATATTGTTTCCTTGGCTCAGGGATTTGGATATAGGCCCCGATTAGTAACTCCTGCGTTTTGTACCGTATCAATGTCTGCTTTGATTCCAGCCGACTCAGAAGGAAATCTAGAAACAAAATATCTTCCAAGATTTTTGCCAGGTTCTTCTTTCGCAGCTTCGACACAAAATGATGTTGGAACCTTTGTTACAAAAGATATTTGTGATTTTGGAGATGCAACTAACAGAGATGTAAGACCGTTTTCTCTTCAATCCACTGGACTGCCGGATTTTTATTTGGTATCAAAACCTATAAAAACCATGTCAGGAACAGAAAAAATTATTGAACGAGTTGTTACAACACCAACTAAGTTTTTAAAAATTGAAGTGCCAGGAGCAAATGTTGTAGACATTAAATCAGTAGTAGACGCTGAAGGAAATACTTGGCATCAAGTTGATAATTTATCTCAGGATTATATTTTTCAAGATATAGTAGCTAGTCCAAGTTCTACTGCCGTTGTCCCGTTTTATAAACTTAAAACAATTAAAACAAATAGAAGGTTTGTTGTAAGATTAAATAGAAATTTAAAAACTGAATTGATTTTTGGGGGTGGAACAGGCGATTTGTCAGATGTTTATGAAAATCCAGATTACAAATCTGTTTATGATGAAAATTATCTACAAAATATGACAAACGTTGCTTTAGATACTCTTAATTTTACAACTGGTAATTCGTTTGGTTTAGCCCCCGGTAATACAACATTAACCATTACCTACAGAATAGCTGGTGGAGTAACTTCAAATGTTGGATCGGGATTAATTAATAAAATCAGTAATCTTAGTACAGGAAATGAAACCAGAATTCTTTCTACATCAGATCAAGCTGTTTATAATACAATGTTATCTAGTGTAACTGTTACTAACGATGAAGCTGCTAGTGGGGGAGGGAGTCCTCCAAGTGTTGAACAAATCAGACAATCTGCTATGGGATATTTAAATGCTCAAGGTCGCATAGTGACATCTACAGATTATGAAAAAAGAGTATTATCTATGCCCGCGAAATATGGGACTGTACATAAAGCATTTGTAATAAAAGATGATGCCATTAATGCTGTAGTTAAATATACCAAAGAAGAACAACAGGGTATTGAGTCAATAGACCCAGAAGATGATGTTAATTATGTTGATAATTCTCCAATTAATACAAATATTAATTTGTATGTGATGGGACTTGATTCTAACACTAGATTAACTACAGTAAACGATTCGGTTAAATTAAATATAAAACAATTTTTGAAAGGTTATCGAATATTAACTGAGAGAATTAATATTGTAGACGCCTTTAGGGTATCTATTGGTATTAATTATTCCATTGTTGTTTATCGTGGATCTAACACCACCGATACGTTGGTTAAGTGTAGTGATACGATTAGAAAATATTTTAATATTGACGATTGGCAAATAAACCAACCTATAATAAAAGATGATTTGTTGGTAAAAATCGCAAACGTAGACGGTGTTCAGTCTGTAACAACTTTAACATTTATAAACAAATGGCAACAAAAAGATGGAAGTGACTATGCTCCATATTCATACAATATAGAAGCAAACACAAAGGATAGAGTTATTTATCCTTCTGCTGATCCTTGTATTTTTGAGTTACGATATCCACAAATTGATATCGTGGGGTCCGCGGTACAATGAGTAGGGTATTCATAACTGCTAGTGCAGATGCAAGTATCTACGAACGGTATGCTAATTTAAATACTGGCCACGATGAAATTTTAGAGGTTGGTAAAAAGCAAGACAAGTTAGAAATTTCTAATGGTCGGGTTAGGTCGTTAGTTAAGTTTACCTTGACTGATCTTGTTGGTGCTCCAACAAATTCTGATGCATATTTGAGTTTGAAGGTAGCCAATGCTACAAAATTAAATCAAAATGAATTAGTTTATGTTTATCCAGTTTCTCGTTCTTGGGAAGAGGGATCGGGATATTTCGAACAAAGCCCCCTCAAATCTGATGATGGAGCTACATGGAACACATACGCATCAGCTTCCGATTGGTCAGGTTCCTCTGGTCCTAATCATGGGGCTGGTGGTGATTATAAATTAACTCCGGTGGTTAGTGCTTCGGTTGTTGATATTAGAAACGATGAACTTAGAATAAACGTAACTGACGTTGTTCAGCCTATGATATCTGGTTCGTCTAAAAGTAGCAATTATGGATTGCTATTAACATTTTCGGGTAGCGCAGAAGCTGATATTAATAATACGGGAAATATTAAATTCTTTTCAAGACAGACCCATACGGTTCACGAACCAGTTTTGGAATTGGTTTGGTCGAATCAATCTTTTGTCACTGGAAGTTTGAAAACACTAACTTCACTTGATATTGAAGTTGCTCCAAAAAATATGAAGGCTCAATATAGTGTTGGTGAAGTTGCAAAAATGCGATTTACGGTCAGAGACCGATATCCAGTAAAAACATTCGCAAATACTAGAAGATTTGATAATAGATATTATTTACCATCTGGGTCCATTTACACTATAGTAGATGCGGGCTCTGGTACAACCGTTGTTCCATTTGATTTATATTCTCACGTTGATTGTGACAGTACCGGATCTTATGTAATGATTGATACAAAACCATTGCACAAAAATAGATTTTATGATTTAAGTTTAAAGACCACATTGGGTAGTGAGGTTTATTTTTCCAAATCCTTTAGGTTTAAGGTAGTGTAATAAATGAAAAGTAATTGGGTAGGACCACGACTTCAATGGTCAGAACTTAATGATGTATTTTATTCTGAATTTGAGCTTCAAAATAAATTGAGGTTTATTGAAAAATTTCATGTCGATGGTGAAAATCAGAGAACTTACATTTATGATCTTAAAGAATACCCAACAAGGATTAAAAAATTATACATAAAGGGTAATAGTAGAAAGAGGGTGCCAATGCAAATGTTAAACATTCAAACAAATACTATTGAAACAAATCCAACAGTATATTTTAGTAATTATGATGTGGAATTTAAAGAATTTACGGATGCATCTGTTCTTCCACAAATTTCCACTCCTCGCGAGCAACAGGTACAAGTGGAACAAACAGTACAGATTACAGAAGAAAGGGATCAAGCTATAGCTCAGGTTGAACGTGCCGAAGAAAGAACGGCCCGTGCTGAAGTTCGTGCTAATCGTGCTGAGGCTCGTGAACAACAGCGAGGGACGCGGGGTTCCAATGACAGGTTTAACAATGAGGAAATGGAATAATGCCGTATCCACAGAATTATGCAGAAGCCGGCGCGAAAATGATAGGAAGTATTGCTACTGGAGATCTTGCAAAAATAGAAGAAACTATTTTTAGATTTGCTGGCCCTAATGATGAGATTGTTTCTAAAGTAGTTGCTGATGGCGAGTTGGGGCTGGATCTTAGTAATGAGTTTCTTGAATTACACTTTTATACTAGAGGTACTAATGAATTGGCAAAAAGTGTAGTGATCCCACTTTCAGAAAATTATCTTCAGTTTAGAGATAGCGCGCGCCGGAGACATGATGCCGATGTTGCTTACGAGACACTACAGTTGGGTTTGGAGTTTTGGAATCCAGAAAATCCAGAAACTAGTCTTTATTCAAAATACCTTAGTGATTTAGCTCCTGGCACATATAATTTAATAATTAATTTCTTTTCAAAAGAGATCGGACATTATACTCAGTTTTCAATTGATGGTCAACAAAGTGCAACTAGTTGGAAAATTGCACAAATTTCTGATACTAGACAAGAATTAATTCTAGAGATGATATCTGACCATGTGTTTGATCAAACACAATTTGAACAGTTTGTTGATACATCTATTTTTGCAAAAGATTTTAAATATAGCTTGGTCCATGCATTTGAAACGTATAAACCACTTGATGAAAATAAGTATGAAACCTTAATGAATAACATTATTGAGCACTTGCAGTCGGATACACTTACATGGAATTATATTCAAGAAAACCACCGTGAACAAGTTGAGGATGTATTAAGAACTGTTGTTAAAGATATATTTGGTGAAATAAAAACTTGGGTGGATGGTGAGATAGAAGCTAAAAGATTTAGAATAACTGATAATAATTTTCAAGCAGTTTTAGCAAACAAAATTGAAACAATTCTTGGTTCATTATCTAATACAAATTCCCATTTAAGTAAGTTTCCTGAAAATGGTCAACTTTTTTTGAATCAATAAATGAGTGAGAAATAAATGCCAGTCACGATTAGTCCACCGCTATTTATAGAACTAGATAGATGTTCTTGGGATGCGCCATATGAAAGGGATATTGAAGGTGGTCCCTATACGATTGCTTATGAAAGTTCAGATGCAACTTCGGACACCCTAAACATACAATTTTCTCATTCGGGACCATTGAGATTTTATTTGACCGATGGCACAACTACCATAGATGATCCTGTTAGTATTCCAAGTAGAGGTACGTTTCAATTTATGGTTAGGGTTAACCACGGCATATTAAATGATCAATCTGATAGTATAATCTTTAACGGATTGATTACAACAACAGAAGAATCCACCAGCACGACGGCGACGAAGCAACTAGCTCCTTGGTATGAACTTGTGACCACCACACCGAACGTGGTCTTTGGTTCCACCAATAATGATACAAAACCAGTCAACGTAGTTTTCCGACAGGTAAGGACAGTGGCCGGCAATGAAATACGAACGAACGTGTGGCCAGAGGACGGCTTTTCCGTCACGGCGTTCGACGCTCGGTCTGAACAACAAGTTACGTTATCATCTCAAGGTCGGGAAAAGAATCCTACAAGATTAAGCTTGGTTTTTGATGCCGAGCAAGGACTCGCCCAGACCCCTGCTAAGTTTATAGTAAAGCTAACAAATAACAACATATATAAAGATCAAGGGGGTCAACCACTTGAACTTACGTTAAAATTATCAAAGATACCAAAAACAAACCCTCCCCCGCGGCGTGGTGGGGGCGGTGGCTCGGGCCCCGTTGACGATGGCGACGGTGTTGACGGTGAGGAACTTAAGTTGGGAGATTTGAATGTTTGAGAACAATGTCGAGCTTAAGCTGCTTGATGAGTCCGGTGAACCGCTTACTAATGAGATTTTACAGTTTACAGAAGCGGGACAGACAAAAACAATTATAGCTCAGGTTTTAGATAATGATAATGACGCAATTCTAGGACACCGGCTCGATTGGACCTCATCAGCTCCGGGGTTTATTAGTGTTACGGAGGATTTTACACACGGGAACTGGGAGAGCGTTGTTATAGTCACAGCTATTAAACCAACCGTAGCTAATCAAGTTGTAAAAATTCGAGCAAGATATGAGTCAACATCCCACACCGGCGAAGAAAAAACCGTCGATGCCCAGCGCATCGCGACATTTGCTAGAGTATTAGGGTGCATGGACCCAGATGCACTAAATTATAATCCTCTTGCAACCGAATCTGACGGCACTTGTAACTTTATTCAAACACCTTCCACCACACGCACCGCGGGCGGATTGGTCACTCAGCATGAGTTTGTAGTTAATTTAAAGTTTAAGTCCGAGTATACTCAAATTTCCATACGAACCATTTTAGCTCAGACTATTACAGATATGATGCAACCATATTTTGACGATTATTATGATCAATTAAGATATGGAAAAACTCTTCTTAATTTTGATAAAGGTAGTGATCTGCCAATATCTATGGCTAATGAACAACTTCAAATTATAAATTGGAAACGAGCAGAAGGAAATAAAGTAGCCCTTCGTCTTAAAAATGTACTTCCCACTGGATATCAAGTTGGCCGCCGGGCTATGGTAGTTAGAGAAATACAAAATCCAGTTTTCGATGTAATTAAATTTTTACCTGTTGAAGTTGGACCCATTGTACCAGAGTTAAGACCGTCTTCACCTTCGGGTAGACTTGGAACCCAAAATAAAGTAACAGGAAGATTGGTAGATTTACTTCCAGGCATAGCTGGGGGATCTGGAGCATTGAATGTAAGTTCAAGTTATTCTAATTTTGTTTCAAATCAAGTATTAGAAAATTATTATAATGTGAATCAAGCGTCTATGGAGATAAATGCAGATTATTCAAATTTTGAAAATTTTGTGACATTTGGATCTGCTCAAAAGAGAATTGAGGTCTTTAAGGCCAAGTTAGATAAAATACAAGATTTAATAACAGTATCTCCGATATTTGTTGAAGATTTAAATATTTCTGGTTCATCTGCTGAATCGGGATCGTATAATACTGTGTTTGGAACATTGGTAGTCGCTGCGAATGGAACGACTACTTTGTCACAGTCGGGTTCTTCAGTGGTATATGAC